GTCCCCCGCACTTACTTGCCCATCGCGTTCGGGCATCACGAACCCTGCGGTGAATACATCGTTAATAATATTTGTGGCAGGGTCTTGCTTGGAGTAATCCCCCTGGAGACAAAGAGAGCCAGAAGGTAAGTACCCACCTGTACCCCACGGGCCTCCTCCACCGTCATCCATACTTTTAGTAATGACTGTGTTAATCATTACCCTAAGAGGGACAAAATCCCTAAACACTTGATGGAGCATTCTCAGATTTTCTAAAGTAAGTTTAGAATAATCTTTTTGGGACATATTCACATCCTCAGCGTTGATATCCAAAACCATAACAGAGGATTTCCTATTCCAATAATCACTTAGATTGGTCGCGTCCTCAAACGTTCCTGACCTGAGAGGGAGAGAACTTACGTTAGGGGGGACAGCTAAGGCTGACGTAAGAAATTTAAATCTTTGCCTATCTCCAGGCATGGGTGGGATTTGGTCCAATCCTAAATTCTCTTTACAAAAATCTACAACGTAGGCGGCAGCCTCCTCGGTCATGCTCAAGCCCCCATGAAGTTTATCAGTAGCTAGAATAGAAGACACACTAGAGAGCGCGTTCAACGTGATATAGGAATCAGAGTAAAACCTATCCTTCTCCCACGGAGGTATTTTTACAGTTTTTCCACGGTGCTCAAACCCTTTCGCGGAATTAGGATTTTCCTGTATTTCTTTCCACATATCAGACTGTTTCCAGTGTTTTCCATTAATGTGGATTAATTTATGTTGGTTGTCCAGATACTCGAGCAGAAAATCGACGACAAATCGACAGTTATTATCCATGTCATTTGGGTCATAATTAACAGTTACGCTGCTATTGTTTTTCCACCATGCCGTCCATTGCCTAGCCTCTTCCCCTGTTGCTGAAGTTAAAAATGATTCGGTCTTTACCAAATAATATAAAATATTCGGGAGGTAAGACTCCCAAGTCTCAGTCAGCCCACTCGTTGGGTAGAATACATCCCTATCAAAGATATACTCAACTACAGCATCTAAGCCAGAAGCAGTACCTTTCATACGATAAGCATTGACGGCATTCCTCAGCTGTTGACGCCATTCGGTTGAATCGGAACCAATAAGCTTCCACCCTACCATGGCAGCCAAATAATCTAAGAACTGGGCGGGGCATTTATCAATATCAATTAAATCTTGGAGGGAGTCAACGACGTGATTCAAGTCATAAGACGCATACCCCAAAGCCCTCAAAAACTTTGATAGAGACCCACTATTTGCAAACCTAGTAGGAATAAGAGTAGACGATAAAAATACTTCGACACTATCCTTTACGAAAGGAGAGTCGTCCATATTTGTGTTTGTCCATAAACCCAGAGAAGATTTATATGCGTCCAATAACTGAGTTCCAGATAAGTATGTTTGAGAAGAGACTTCTGCCGTGCTTGATAAAAACTCAGCAGGCATGACATTATGTGCAGCTAAAGTCGAATACCCAAACTCTCTGTTCTTCCAGACATACTCAAAATACGTCGCCAAGCAATCTTCCTCGGTAACTGTTTCCCCTTTGAAAATCTTATCAATCCATAGACTTGATACGGACAAGGAGCTCAGCTCTACGTGGTCGGCATCTTTATCTGCGAGTGGGACGGGTCCCGAGCAGTTTAAAAAGTATAAAAGACCTAACTTCTCTACAAGTTTATTGTGCGCTAAAGAGACCGTACTTACTTCAGGGTAGAGTCCTGATACCCCCGGAACAGAGTTACCATCCCCAGAAACCCACAGTCGAAATGCGTCACTCTTATACTGGTCCTCCCCATTTAAAATAATAGCGCTGAGGACACTAGACGTCAGTACAGTTTCGAAATCGGAAGATGCAGGATAATCTGCTATCTCAAGCCCTAAAGGAGCAAAGACATAATCATTTATATCTCGAGAAGTAACCCTGGTTAGTTTATTAGCGGGCACAAACCTGGCCTGTAGTTCTACTGCGGAAAGTCCGCTAACGGGGAAAACCGAGCTCGCGGTACTGACTAACCTTAAGTAGTGAGCTAAAACCTTGTAGGAAAGCTCTTCTTCAACTCCATGATTTAAATCCTCCCTGTCTAAATATAGAGAGGGGACTAAGGGGACTATGTGGTCTATGTAGTTGTGCTTTTGAATACTCATTAGATGAGGTCCATCGTGATTTCAAAGTTGTTTAGTTGGATAATTTCGTTTATGTTTGCAGTAATATCTCCCGGGAAATTATCTACTTTAAAATACCTAACCCCCGATACCTCATGCATATGGTTCTGCAGTCTAGAAAGAGACAACGATTCACCAAACTCCCGATTTGCGACATCAAAATAAGAAAGTAGACCATCTACAGCACGTTGCTTAATTGCAGCCTGTTGATACTTATCGCCTGCGTCAATCATGACGGTACAGTTTAGGTCTAAGGTTCGTAAGACACCATCCACAAGGGTAACTTCATCCGTCATCATTTTCATGTTATTTAAATGGGATAACAACTCTGATTTATATATTAAAGAACACCTCTCCAATTGAAGTTGCGAAGCTCTGGCCAAGCAGTAAATATCAATATTGTTGGCACCTGCTCCGTTATCCCTTAATACTGCCATAGCCTTTCCCATAACCCCATTCGAGCAAATGAAAGAATTAGCTTCCGCGGTATAATCTTCACCGGTAACACATCTCTGCTGTGCTTTAAAAACATGAGGGTAGTACTTCTTCGCATGCGCCGGGGACTCTGAGTTTCTTCCCCCCGTAGCAGTAGTGTTGTTAAAAAACCTGATTTGGGCAATATCTCCTGTATCCTTCGTACAGGTAAGGTAATTATCGATGATTTTACGCGCTACATTTCCACGTTCCCCTCCTCCCTTTCTATAAAAGATTTTAACATCAGTTCCAGCAGTGGGCCTTGCGCCTTTAGTTCCATTTCCAAACGTAAGAGTTGCCTTGTAAACCTCGTCATATTTCTTCTCAAAAACAGTCTGGGTTGAGGAGGCTAAAAATAATGAATTTGTTTCTTGCCAGAGACGTCCATCAGAAGAAGATGCCATAATACTCCCCTCAACAACAGGACCCCCTGATAAAGTCAGGGAAAAACTGTCGTCAGTGGTTGGGAACACTCGTGACTCCTCAATTAATTCGCCTTCCATCAAATAAAAGTTTCCATAAGTATAAGTGTCGTTTGCAACATCAAATTCTAAATCCTCCACACCACTGGCATCAAAGACAATTGTGCCATCGGTATTTCCCCTGTAAAGGGTGTAATGGATGGCCTTACCGTCTTTGTCCTGAGTTCCTATGATACTCCGATTTGCTTTAGGGATAATGACTTTCGCCGGTGCATCTTCAAAAAACCCTGTGGGCAGGGTTGCAACCGCTTCCGCTTTAGCCGCTGTGGGGCCTTTTAAGTCTACACCTAGAAGTTGCAAAAGTTTTCTCAAATTTGTGGTGCTTCTAACAGTACTTAAGTATGTTTCATTAGCTAAAAAATCAGCTTTTAAAGACACGACACTTGCAAGGTATGCGAATAGTTCCACAAACATAACACCCATATCAGACTCGGAAAAGTTAGTAAACTCATCAGGGTATACCGCCCTAACATAGTTTAGTAATGCTTGTTTGTAAGAAGCAAAGTCTGTTAAGGAATAGTCAATAAATGACGGCTTTTCTGATTCCGGAATCGCCGCGTAGCGGAGATAATCAGACTCAACCGTGCCTGCGAAAGCAGACACATTATATAAAGGATTAGTGGGAAATGACATGTTTAAAAGGCGAGGTTAATATGTTCAGTAGAAAGTGCATCCTCTTTTAACGCTACAGTTAACGAAATAAGAACTTTAGAATTCTCAGTAAAACCTACAATCTCTTCGGCAGCGACCTGAAAATACACAGTATCATCGATGACATCTACAGACAGGTGTTTAATATCTACACGAGGTTCGTAGGTAGCAATAGCACGACTAATAGTATTTTCTATGTCTTGTTTTAAGTAAGAATCTAGTTCCTCAAACACAGCTAAATGAAGGTTTGTACCGTAATCCGGAAGCATAACCCTATCTCCTTTTTTCGTGCTAAGTAAATCAATTAAATTTCTTTTTACCAGCTGGACACCGTACTGCTTGGAAAACACTCCCCCCGCATTCACAGGGGATAACCCTGAGTTTAACCCCGTCAACTGCTCAGTAATCCCTAACGGGACATATTTAACAGTGTATGCTTCTGCGTTTCCTAGTGTCATTATCTATATGTTTCTATGTTTTTAAAATATCCCTTTTGGGCGTCGTAATTAATTTTAACCTCTTTAATATCTAGAGCTTTGGAGTACAATTTAAAACTTCCTAAAAACCCATCCAGCCCACTTCTAGGAATCTTTCGAGAGGAACCTGTGTTACTTTGGCCTCCAATACCCGGAATATGTTGCCCTATAAACCCCCCGTAAATGTCGCTACTTAATAATCTACCTGATACAATTTTATACTGGTCATTGGTGTTGAACCCTAAAAACCCCAAAGGGGTAGTAGCCCCAGGTCGATTTACAGCCGGACCAATCATGTCCGAGTATCCTCCACCAAGAATCCAAGGTGTAAAGATTGGGTATCGAGGAAGTCCGTTAGAAGTATACCCTTCGGCTAAATTCTCAGAATTAGTATCTTCCGAAACCCAACTACCACGGGAGTCCCTTCGTGGATTGATTGGTCCAGGAAAATTTAAAGGAGCTCCAGGCTCAGTATTAAAAGCCTCAGATATAGAGGAAGTTGCCAACAAGTTCCCGTCAACATAGACGTAAGCCTTGTCTTGACTGTAGTTAAAGGACACTACATAGTGGCAGAATTCTGTATCACAGCTGGAGCACGACTGTCCAGTGCTTGTAGAAGCAGTTACAGGAATTTTAATTCCAAGCTCCGTACCGGAAGTCGTATTACCATGACGAGAAGGAGAAGCAAGAACAGCCCCCTCATCTGCGTCTTTAATATCTTTTTCTTGAATAGCAATGCTATGGTCCCACTCCCAACCATCCTGGGCACCTATCAAAGAGTTCTGTCCAACTGTGGGTAGGATTACAAACTCTAACTGACCGTCGCTACCCGCTGGGTAAGGTCCGTCAATTGCGGCCCCAGAAACGTCCTTATCCCTAAACCCTATGACCATCCCTCGAACGGGACCACGGTCATCAGTTTCTACAGCAGCTGTAATAAAGTTGCCTGCCTCCGGGTCGTTTCCACTATTTTCACAAGCCGCTACAATCCTATATCTGTGGTGTGCGGTAAGTCCAGCAGAAACATCAGGAATGTGAGTCCAAAAATCCATGGCCCAACCATTCTTTCCATATGTAAGACCATTGACACGCTCACCGGCAGAATAAAGCTCTCCATCCTTAATGTTGTTAGGGAGTCTAATATAGCAGCCTCCTTCATTATTGTGAACATCTGATATATCAACGGGCCTATAGTAAATTCCAAACCTGGTCTCGGGATTGTAAATCGCTCCTCTCAAAAAAGGAATAGAAACACCAGATGGAAAAGCATGCGCGGTTGAAGAAGCAACAAATTTACCGTTCAGCGCCCGAGAGCCCTCAGCAAAATTATCCAACTCATATAAATGTGAGTTAGGAGCTACAACATCGGGCTTCAAGAAGTTATAACAAACCTCCAAACCCTCCGTAACCAAGGAATCCCCAATGCTTTTAAAAGTGGCTCCAGTGCCAGACACTCCTCCTCGAGACTTAACAAAATCTCCAGTTGAAATATCGTCTACACTAAAATCTTTTAAATAAATAGTGTTCAGGAGTGGATTGCCTTTCACAAACATAGGCTCTACTGGGTCTACAATACTAGCCACATCTTCTGAAATAACAATTCGTTTTTGTGTTTTTAAATTAGGAATTATGCCCGTACCTTTCAAATATGAAAAATCATTTAAAGGAGCTCTCTCTAACCTCTTACGAACTCGTACTTTACCCTCCTCCATGTCCACTACAACATCTCCAATCCGGACTACACCGTCGTTAGGGCCAAAGGGAAAATCACTCCCATTTGCTTTATACCCATTCGTAACCAATAGATGAGTACGTTCAGCATTAGTTAACGTTTTAATAATCACATCCGGACCTAATTTATGGTCACTGGTTGTGATTTCAATGCCCCCAAATAACCCGAACAGCTGGAGTTGTTTTTTGCGCTTAACAATCTTACTTTCATAAGCATCACTAATGGCAGTCTGGGAACGCCTATAGTTAACCACTGTTGGGCTATCTTCAGCAAATCCAGTTTCTACAAGTTCAGTCACTTGAGCTTCGATTTGGGTGTGGTGCAAGTTTCTATCTCGGACATACGCCTGTAGCACCTCGTCTATTTCAAGCAGGCGACTTACATTTTCCTCAGGGTCATCCGCAGAAAAATCAATAGCAAAGATTGTTTCAGAGATAAGATTAAAATCTTCTAGTGTTACAGCTTGACCTCGACCTCCCAAATATGGACTATTGCGCAGCGTCCAGCTGTTCGAAGCCATAGCAATATCTTCCGTTAAGGGAATTCCTCCCTTTCTAGAATCATAATAAAGACCGTCTTCCGATAAAATAAATTTACCTTCAGTCGATACCGGAGGTCCATACACTAAATCGAACATAGAGGTATCCTCCGGAGACTCCTCTTCCTGGTCTTTCATTTGGGCGTTGATAGATGCTCGAAATGCTTTGTTCTTTCTGTACGGTTTAATCACAGACCTTTCTACCAACTGCTCGTACTGAGCAATAGACTCCATTTCACCTTCCGAGAGAGTGGAGCCTTGAAACAGTGCATCGTAATTTAGCTTGGGCTCCTCAGCTGCCCCTTCAGCTCGGTCTTGCAGAATCCTATGAATATACTCAACCTGCTGGGATACTGCATCGACATCGGTTCTTAACCTTACAAACGCAGAGTAGACCCTCCGTATTTTATTATTTGCGAAGGTATTCTTAAATTGATTAGGTTGTGGAAATTGTTGGTAAAGTTCAGTTCTTGCCTGCTGAATCGCTTGAGCTATGTCCCCCTCTGGTGCGCCGGAGCGGAATACATCATTACCTGAATTTAGCAACAACGACATAGTATCAATTGAGCTCTTAATTGCTGC